ATTCATTATCCCAGTTATAATCGCCAAAGTTGGCATCTGCAATAATACATCCCTTTAATACCCACTCACTCACAATATCACCAACAGGACCAAGTATATCTAATGTTAGATCTTTCTTGTAGAAATCAGAATAACCATCTCTACCGGTCACAGATTCGTGATGTAAACGTACCCATTCCATTACTGATTGAGCGCCGGATGGAGTAATTGGGTCAAATAACGTAAACTGTATTGTGCCCCATTTTGATTTACCTTTAACGAATCGTTGTACGTTAATGTGGTTTAGAGCGATTGTATCTTGAGTTAATGACACCGCGGCTACTCCCTTTAAAATATATGATGGGATACCATCAATATACATTATAAAGCGGTTTTGCTGCTTGGGTTCGAATGCGGTGAAGAATATTTCGTTTGGATCTAGTACTGCCATTTTGTTATGTTTTATTTTTTATTGGTCGATGATAAATATTGGTGGGGTTAAGAAGGTAGCAACTTCCCATTAAGCTGGGAAAGTTGCACCTGTTGGTAATATGTTAAAGTCTAAGTATATGAATTCAGCTGTTTTAGTTGGTTGAATATAAATTTGACCTACTAATTGGTTTCTATCGATCACATCAGGTGTGTTGTTCGAATCGTCCATTATTACTCTAAACGCGTATAAACCTTGTCTTTGTTGTACAGACGCTAAGTATGGATTTACTTGGCTTAAAAATTGGTTTCTTGTTGCTATTGAATTTTGTTCGAATACTAAATTCTGAGCGACTTGAGAAATATATGATTTAAGGGCGATTAACAAACGACGAACATTTACACGATCAAGAGCCGATGCTTTTGTTTGTAATGTTTTCTGACCATATACTACTGTACCAACTCCAGGGAATGTAGCGATTGGATTTACTTTGCCACTATATAATGTATCTCTTTGCGATTGGTTTAGTTTCCATTCAGCGCGTATTACATTACTTAATCCTCCTCTGTTTATACCAGCTGGTGCGAACCAAGGTTCTGATACACTATCATTATATGCGAATACACCACCAATCATTGTTGATGCTGGTACCCAAACGTTCTTACCTGAATCTGGATCTACTGTTTGAACCCAAGGCCAGTATGAAGCGGCGTATGATGTATTTAATGCTGCTGCGGCGGCTGTTACTGTTGTTACAGCACCCGCACCATAAGGATATAAATCACATACAAATATACTATCAGCTCTATTTTGGGTGTTATTTATGATACTTGTAATTTGCGATGTACCTAAACCTGATGTTGGAAACAAACCAGGTGTTAATAACACGTTAAATCTATATTCATCTTGGTTTGCTAAAGCGGTAATCATATTGTTGTAATCGCTAGCATTTATACCTTGTATATTATTAGTTGACGCGTTAGTTATACCACTGTAGTAATTAGCTCCACCACCATAAAATAAATCACCTGTCGCACTACCAAATGAACCACTTGCATTTATTGGAATAGATGCTGTATATACTGGATTAGCTGTGCCACTATTTAAGAAGAAATTAGGTGTAGGTGTAAGTACAGATGTTACACTTACATAAGCGCTTCTGTTTGGATACGAACCAGTTATTTCTACTTGACCTGTAGTTGAATTATATCTTTTAACATAATCACCTATAGTCGCTGCTATGTAATTTGGAGCAAACGGGTCCATAGATAAATTAGTCCATGTTTCTAATACAGCCATGTCGTTTGTAGTGTCATTACCACGACGAATCAATAAATCAAATGTTCCTGAACCAGTGTTTGAGTTTAATATTTGCCATCTAATATTATTGGCTGAACCACTAGCTAAAGCACCTGCTGAGTCTTCAGACCCACTGCTGTTCATGATAGTACCTTTAGATAATGTACTTAATATAATAGCGTTACTTCCAATTCCATTAACTCCACCACCTAAAGTAGCTTGTGTAGAAAAACTAGTACCAGATCCTGAACTAAATATAATACCATTTAAAGCTGAACTAGAAACAGATGATGAAATAATTAAATTAGGAGTTGCATCTGAAGAAGTAACAAAATTAAAAGTATTAGTACCACTAGGTCCTAAAACACTGTTTAATTTATTTTTAAGTAAATTTACAGATGAAGATATAAACGGACCAGCAGCGCCACTACCTGTCAGGAAGTAATATAATTTACCATCAGTGTCATCTGCTGGTATTCCTGAAGTTTGTGTAGATATAAATCTATATAATTGTCCATCAGAACCTGTAATCCTAAATTCTCCTGTACCTGCTGTAAAACTAGAGGCCTGCCATGCTGTACTAGCTACACTAGCTGTAGCAAAAGCTCCTGCAGTTGAAGGAACATTATTTAACGCATTGCTGCTTGTAGCTGCAGCAAATGTACCACTTGCTACTCTAGCCACCAATAATGTTTCACCACCATTGTTAAAGTAGTTATACGCAGCTATTGATGTAAAGTATGTGTATACTTGACTACCACTGTTAAACGTTGTACCAAATGTTGCTTGGTAATCACTATATGATGTTACAATAGTGGGAATTTCATATGGGCCTTTTACTGTTGGTCCAATGATTGCGGCTCCTACGGTAATAGGGCCTTGGGAAATAAACGAATTATCGTTTTCCGATGCGAGTACGCCGGGAGATATAAGAGTTTCTGCCATGTTCTATATAATTTATGTTTTGTTATAAATATTGCGAGACGGGTCAAGAACCTAAAGAGAACTAGTAAATTCTCCCTTTTCTATGTTTATGGTGCCATCACCATATTTTTCTTGTAGTATCTTTCCTAACTCAATTTCTCTTTGTTTTAGGTTAGATAATGTTGTTTTAAGTTGGTGTTTTTGCTGTTCTAGGTCTTGGAGTGTATACTCCAATAAACCAAATTGGTCTGTCAGTATTAATTTTTCCTGTTGGATGTCTTTAATCTGTTGTAATTCTTCTTGTGTTAAAACTTTTGTTTCCATGATGTATTTTAATATAAATATTGCGGGTTTAGTTAACAATCATATAGGCAAAATTTGAGTCATCTTCCGCTAAAGATGATGACACTTCAAAACTAGTACCGGATGTTATAGTTCCTATATATAATACCCCTGGAGAATGTGTTCCTAACTGTTGTGTAGTTAAAAATATTAATGAACTATCGGTAACAAGTGTGTTTGTGATTAAAACACAACCTGAAGCTAGTTTCGCTGTTCCTACTACTGTATTTTCACCTGATGTTATTTTTAGTGATCCTGATTGTAAATATAATCCGCTATTCCAGTTTATAACTGTTGTACCATTAGTGTCTTTAAGATTTCTGCTATTCCAGTCTAATGATGCATATTCTCCTCTACTATCATATAATGTTCTTGTACTAGAATCTATATTAGGAAAACTAACACTATCTATAACACTAAATGAACCAGTTATGTCTAATGAACCTGTAATTTTAGCACTACCAGTATATGGAAATGTAGATCCCCCACTACCTCCGTTTAACGCATAAGATGCGGTTGTTGCATATGATGCACTTGTAACATTGTCTACTGTTATAAAGAATGTACTATCATCACCCTTAATAAATGTAATTTCACCCGTACCTATACGTAAGGAGGCAGTTATAACAGCATTAGGAGTGTAAGAGGCTGTATCAGCATATGACGCACTAATAGATGAACCTCCTCCAGCTGTACTTAATTTATCCTGTAAATAGTATGATGTAAGAGGAAATTCCTGTTTAGGGACTTGATCTAAATATGGATTTCTAGGCATGTAGGTGATTAAACATCAGTCGCGTCAGATAATTCTGGTAACGTCTTGATATAAATATAAGATTGTTTAACGGGATTTACATTGTTGTTTAATTCTTCTGGTGAGAAGTATTGGTCAAACGTTGTGTTCATAACGTTAAATTGTTTAGTATCAAGTGGACGCTTATTGTCTATTCTTGCTTGTTGGTTAAAGTAACCTGCTAAAGATATACTAGCGGCTTTACGCTCATAGTCTAGTGATATTCTTGTCACTCTCCAATAAGATGAAGAAGCGCCTGTTGGGTGTTGGATGGATTTTTCTA